TCGTTAATAATATTAACCAAATCTCTCATTGACTTATTAGACATCTGTCTTCTCCTGGCTTTTTCTCAAATCCAATAATTCCTTAACAAATGATGTATTGTACTTGTCACCAAAATAATCGTCTGCATTAACAGATTCTACCTCGGTGTAATCTGGATCTGCAAGTAAACTTGAAACTTCTTTGTCAGTTTCTCCGTTCAATTCCATTTCAGACTTCTCCAATGGCTCCTGGTCAGAGCGAACTTTCATGAAGCCGTCGCTGATACCAATTAGATTCTGGATTTCTGTTTGAATTTGATACGCGCTTGCTGGTAAATTTGTCTCAAATTCAATCACAAAGATCTCGTATCCACGCAATTGTGGGAAATCATATGGGGTGCTTTGTAGCATCAACTTAGTAGGTGTGCCAACTTTTTGTACATCATACTTAGCCAGATGATTTTCAATACGAGTCAACTCATCGCTTGTCAATTCCTTTGCTAACTTGATGCGGAATGTGTGTGTCTTTTGTGATTCAGTCAGATATTGTGTAAAGGACTTCATTGTGTAATTCTCCTAATATTATAACTATTTATCTTTATTAAAAAATTCGCCTGATTTAACGCGATCTACGCAATCACTGAACTCATCGTATAAACTAAATTGCAGATAGACGCGTGTTTGTTCGTCATTACGTACCCCGTGAACTTTTGATACATTCATAAGGGTCGGATGCCTCGTTGAATAATTATATGTTCCTAGATAGAATTCATCATCGTGTCCTGGTGCCATTGACGCATAATCCGATACAATAGGCTGATCTCCTAGGATAGCGTTATCATAATAATCTACTCCTACCCCGCCGTCATGTGGTAATATAGGAAACATTATCACGCTCTTTCTTGAAAAATCTATATGTGGATTAAATTCAAATCCAGGACTATATACCGTTATAGCTATATTCCCATCGCGAATAGCCTTTGCTGTTGGATTGAATAAATTTACTAAGTCTGATATCACTGGATAATCAAGATATCCCTTGCCATCTAAATCCTCTACGCGGATTGAACTGAATAATCCACCTGTGGCTTTTTCTCTAATTTCCGAGTAATCCACTGCAAGATGTTTGACAGATTCATAAAAATTTTGCAGTGCGGACATGTCGTATGTTACGTCCGTTAATTCAACAAATCTATCAATTGTCATCGTCGCTATCCTTCATATTCTTCATTATCTCTGCCAATAACTCAGATCGGTTTCCTATCACTTTGCCTTCTACTTCCTCTGGCTCATCTTTCCCCAGATCCATATCAATGACATGATCAACCTTCTTCTTGTCCATATCCAGACGCTCTTTCCGCATCTGTAATTCTATAATCTTTAATTTCTTGTCCATCTTTGCCTGCTTCGCGGTAATCGCTGCTGATAACATTTTACTTGCACTATCAAACATAATAGCCGAATTACGATCATCCACGTTCTTTGCCAAGTCTATGATATCATTGAATGCAGTCATTGCACGCGTTGCATAATCATCCATTTCTGCGTCCATCGCATCTAATCCTACTACCATCGGCAATGCTGCATCTACTTTGGACGACATTGTCATCTCTGCTTGCTGCAATGATATTTGATGATGAATGGCTGCTAATGCCTCCTTCGGCGAGATTTCCGGTGCTTCCTCTTTATCAAGAATTGACGATACATCTTCAATGGGTGGTAAATTGAAATGGTCCGATAATTTTTGTGTCATTTTTTCTTCCTTTGTACTTTTGTTCGTTTCTTTGGCTTATTGAATATCTCATGCTCTGTTATTACACGAAATCCCAATCCCTTTGCTTTGCACCAATGTCTCGCGGCTTCCCACTTGGCATGATTTACAATAGCTGCTGCTTTCTGTGATTGACTCTTCGCTTCACCTAATGTCTGTCCTGCTGGCTTGATTTCTACCATCTCGGCATGCTGTTGACCTTTTGCATCTTGATATACCATCAATAAATCAGGTACATAATTAGACGGTTTGCCAGTCAATGGATTTCTATAAGGTATACGGTGAGTCTCGGATCCCCATCCTAATACAGACGGATGATTATCGCACATTCTGAAAACAACGAGTTCCCAACTAGAACGATATCTGGGTAACCCTTTGCCTAAGTATTTAGCAGGATTTTTTGGGACGTATTGGCCCTGATGGAATTTTGCCATCGTTACAGCTCATCTACGTATACTTTTCTTACATTGTTCGGTGCGGACAGATCTGTAATAAGTCCGTACCAGCGCCCATATAAATCCTGATCTTGATATGGGATTGGTCCGCCATTGCCAGCGAAATCACCAGGACTGAAATGTTCATTGAGTCTTGTGTATGCCGCATTATATGGTCCGTTTGCAAGATTATAGGCGGCTAAATTAGTAGCATCTTCCTGTGCGGTAAGACGTTTAATGTTAACCAAATCATCTACGTATATTTTAGAACTGCCTCTCTTTGCATTAGGCTGCAAATTTTTTATTTCAGCGTACCATCGACCAGTCGCATCTTGAACCGGGACTGGACCAAGATTGCCGGCAAAATCCCATGCACTATAATTGGCGAGAAGTGTATTGAACGCGAAATCGCGTTCTGCTTCATGTATTGCATTTAATGCCAACACATCTGCATTTTCTTGTCTAAGTGATCTCTCAAGCTCTGCCACACGATCGGCGCGTGCTGCTGCTGCCAATAACGCATCGCTTACTGCTATTATTTCAGTTTGAACCTGTGCGCTGCCTTTATTGGATTTCGATGACAAGGGCGAAGAACCGTTTGACGGAGAACCGTCTGTATCATACGCGTACATCGCTGCTGGTCCTTGTCCGGGCAAGGTATTGTCTTTATTATTTTTATCCGGGACGAGGGTGGGCGATGGTTTTTCTGGGTTTGTCACCGTAGTATATCCTTCGTATGCGAATTCTATATTGTACTGTACTGGGCCTGACTCCGCGTAACTCAATGTGTCGCCTCGTATACTGGTTATTATAGGATTATAAATTTCGATGATATTTTTATCTTCCACCGACGAAGTTCTGATTATACGTATTTTACTGATGTAGTAACGACGATCAGTTAAGTTGAAACCTTTGTCGCTTATTCCATCTTTAGGACTTGTTCTATTATCGATGATATCATCTTTCATAACATCTTCTAGATCCGACATCGGACCAGAATGATAATATTCATTATATCCCTTTAGAAAATTTTCTATCAGCGCGTCACGTGTATCATACGCGGTCAACGAAACCGGAGTATACTCTATTCCCGTTTGGACAATACGCTTCTTGTTGTATTGATTCAATATCTGTGTATTGATAGAATGTCCGGGCATTTGAACGTCCGCGACTCTCTCCAATTCTAACACTGCCGACTTCCCCAGTGTTCCGAAATGTATCTCGATTTTGAACTCAAACTTATGACGAGGCAACAGATTAGTAGATTTATATACCCCTGTTGCCTCGTTTTTAAAGTCAAATTTAGACATTTATATTAAATTGATGAGGTTGCGTTTGAACCTGACTTATCATGTGGTGTTTGTAATACTTTACTACCGGCGATGGTATGCTCTGCATTATCAAACTTGATAGTCGCTTGAATTTGTACAACATCACTAGCCGAATAATCCATATCACCGTAATTGATGTCTGTTATCCAACAGCCAACCACTTCCCATGAATCTAATGGCACAGTGTTGTCATCCGATGATCCGTCAAGTGTTTCAATTTTCATTGCAAATTTATAATCTGATCCAACCTTCGCGCTACTTTGTGCAAGTTGATTAACCTGTGTACTCATCTGAGAGCCGATTGCTCTAGATACAACACTACTGATATCATCACGTATTGTCAATGAAATATCGCCCCATGTGTGCTTACCCGCAACGTGGATTTTAGAATTATACACATCAATTACAACAGGTTCTTGTGTTAATTGTGGTCTAGTGACCGTCATAACATTCTGTGTTACCAGATTGCTTCCAGATTTTTCATTTCCTAATCCGATGAACGTAACACGGAAACGATATTTTAGTTTAGGCATTAGTATGTTATTGCCACTTGCGTCAGGCGATGGAATACCAAAATTTGTTAATACAGCCATTTAATTTCTCCTTGATAAATTAATTAATTATTATATGTATTTATACAAAAAGTATAAAATTCTGAAACAAAAAAACCACCCGAAGGTGGCTTTGATAATGTCAACTAAATTCGTGTATATTTAACCAACGTCGCCTGTATTCACAATGCGAACTGGTATATAGATAAATTCTGCTGTTTTTGTAGGCGATACTGCGATGTCTACATAAATTTCATTACGATCAATGCGAGCAGGTGTGTTGTTTGTAGTATCACATACTACACTGAAATCATACACTCCACGCTGTGATTGAATATTAGATATAAATCCATCAAATGTGTATTTCACATTCTCTCTGGTTCCATTATCATTTGGCTCAAATAAGTACGGACGAGAGATAACTGCAAATCGTTCACGCAAATATGCAACTAAACGAGCAACGTTAACGCGATCTAGTGCGCTTGCGCCTGCTGCTAATGTCTTCTGACCGAAGATAACGATGCCTTCTGCTGAGAAATTAACAATCGGATTCAATTTATTTTCATACATTGTATCACGATGTCCCTGTGTCAATGAAACTGGAACAAATTCGTTTTCTGAGTTAATATAACCAACGTTTGATGCATTCTGTACAACGCCTCGTGTTAATCCAGCTGGTGCAAACCACTGATAACTAACATTGTCGTTATATGCATATGTGTAAAGTACACTATGAGATGCAGGGGCAACTACACTTGCGCCAGATACTGGATCTGTCGTCAACACACTTGGATAGTATGCTGCTGCGTAAGTATTCTTGCTCACTAAACCATCTTCGCCATTCTCTGCTGCGCCGTTACCTTGAACCCAAGATACTGCGTCAGTAGGAGTTAAACGGAATGGGCTATCTGCAATTACAAATGCTGTTTCATTACGATCAGCATTTAATGTAGTCATTTCGTCCATCAACTCTGGATAACCAGGTGCTGAGATTAGACGAAATGCGATAGTCTCTTCGCGCAATGCAGAACTTGCTGCACTTGCTTGCATCGCTTCTACAACAACTTTACGCTGTGCTTTACGACCAAATGATCCTGCGCCAGTTGCTGCATTACCAGCATGATTGCGCCACTTCCAAACAGATGCCAATGTTGCATCATACTTACGAACAGTGTTCGCTGAACGACACATGTTGATTGCTGATGTACCAACTGCAAATAACAATGGATTAGGTCCATCTGTTAATACTGATGCCGCGTCTACGAATCCGCCTGCCGCTACATCTAGATCAGTGATATCACCAAATGCTACACCGTTAGATGTGCTTTGATCTGTGTTGTCTTTAACAACCCATGCTGAACCATTGCTACGATAGATAACTGGATAGTTGTCTGCATCTGTGTCGATCCAATATGAACCGTCTGCTCCAACTGCTGGTGCTGATGAAGTATATACTACCGTCGATGCTTTCTGCCATTTCTGCTCTGCTCCGTCAATTGCTACTTCAAATATAGCCAATTCGTTAACATCTGCGTCAAACCATGTAGTTCCGTCTACGACTGGACCTACTGGAGCAGTAGTAGATACAGATGAAACCATATCTTCCCATGCAGCTGTAGTTGAATTATAACGCATGATAGATACAAATCCGTCATCAACGTCAAACCATACATCGCCTTCGCTTAATACACGAACTGTCGCTGCTGTTCCGTCTTGAAATACATCTGAAGTTGCTCCAGTTGGTGCTGCTGCCTGTGCGTAAATCGCTGATTGTGCTACGAATGACCCAGAAGTGAACAATGAAATATCAAAGTCTGCTCCAACTCCCGGAGTCGTTGTCTTAATCCATACATCGCCAGTAGCCGGACTAGTTGGCGCAGTATAATGCGGCGCGAATGTAGCTGCGTTTGTTGACCAAGATGAATCCAATGCAACCCATGCTCCACCTTCGCCGATCCAATAATGAACATGCGTAGATGATACAGTCTCTTCAAGAGTAACTAAATAGTCACCATTAACAACTGCTGCTGTTGGTGCACCCACGTGAGTAGATACGATTTCAACAGTAGGGGTTACTGCTGTCCAACCAGATGCAGTAAATGCAAAGATGCCGTACTTAGATGCTACTGGATTTACCCAATATGTGTTGTTTGCTGGATTGCCAACCGGCTCTGTTGATTGAGGACGCAATGCTGTTAAATCAACGTTTGCACGTACAACATATGCTGCTGATGCCTGTCCTAAGAATGAATATGCTGCTAATAGACCGTAGTCGTTAGTCTCGTCACCTTGCTGAACTGTGCCAGATACTGAACGGAAATCTATGTTTCCGAAGTACTGTGTTAATTCACGCTGTGATGTCACTAAAATCGGACTTCCCGATGTAGCTGCTGTTGTGTATTTTGCTATTCCACCGACTTCTGTGCCAGTTGGATCAACTTTGTCTTCGCCGGTAGCGATGAAAATCATCGGAACTGTACCTGCGCCTGCTGAACCGTATACCGATTCGTCTGTTATTTGCACCTGCGTACCAGGTGATACAAGATTTGCCATTTTTGGAGTTCTCCTTTTATATTACATGTAATTAATAGTTTCTTATGAATCTATGTCATTGCTAGTATTTAGCGTAAATTAGGAGAAACGACCCGATACAGCATTAACGTAGTAGTTTAAGAGTTTTTTGCTTGAATTCTTCTAATGTCGTCGTATTATGAATCTCATGTGTGAAATCCCATCCTGCCCAACTCCATTCGCTTGCATGCACATCAGGATATGCTACTTCCATATGATTGCCTTCGTCATATATTAGCCATTCACTGTCCTTCGGCGTAGTGTTTGTACTTACTGCAATGTCCCACCATTCCGGTCTTTCGTGTCGCCATACTGATACAGTGACTCCGTCCAATCGCTTGATCAAATCCAGTTCATTAAAGAAACGACAATCCGATATAACGATGTTTCCAGGCATCTGTTCAATTCGCTTTTCTACCGCAGCTACCCAAATATCTTCATGAAAATGATTTCTCATCACATTTGTACCAATATTCTGTAATGCCCAACGAGGAGTAAAATGAGCAATACCCAATCTAGCTGCCCACCATTCATCCACCTCATTTCGCCATGCTCTGCTCTCAGGGGTTGTCCCTTCCAGCATTTCCCTGTCCCAGCCAAATATAACTACCAATACATCCTTGACCACTTCACCGAAACTAATTTGACTAAATCCCTCTTCTATCAGGAATCCCGCTGCTGTATCCTTGCCGTGTCCAATTAGTCCACAAATACCTATTACATGTCTTGTCATTACTACCTTCGTTTTTTAGTTAATTATCCGATTACAAATCCCATCGCATCACTACCATCGTTATACAATGTTAATTCTGTTTCCAACTTATCTATTTCTGCTTCGGCTGATGCCTGTAACTCACCCGAGTTCATCGTAGTACCACCCTGTGGTCCTGCCAATTGTGCAAACTTACCGCGTGCTTGTGCCAACATCAATTTTGCATGACATAACGCGTAATCTTTGATCCATGGTCCAGCGTAAATATCTTCCAATAACGAAAACAATGGACGATGATTATATACACGTAGAATACACACATCGTCTGATTTCATTTTACGATGTAATATCAATTTACTATCTGACCTGCGCCATGTAAACATGATTTCCGATCCAAACAATCTACCCATCGTCTCTCTGTTCTGTTGAAGAAAATCAAAACTTGCCAAGCCGCCTGAGCGTGCTGAACCTAACAAATAAGTATTCATATAGTTAGCTTGAAATGGCTCAAAGTCATTACCAGTACCAGATGATACTCCGGTAGTACGACGATAGATATCTATTACTTCGTCTATCTCCTTCGGCAATGTATACTCCGATACATCCTTCAATAATTCCAACGGAATAAAACTCTCTTCTACTGAATTAGACGCACGCTGACGATATTTCTCTACCGACTTCTTAATGGCTAATTCATAGTGTTCGGGATCTAATTCCACATCCACCATTTGACCGCCTAAGCGTAGTTCCATTTCTTTGATTAATTCTGACTGGACTGACATAACTATATTCTCCTGTTATGTGTATTTATGATTTTATCAGCATAAACTTGCCTTGAATCCCCACTTCAACTTAAACATCATCGCATCCGTGTCTTTAGCAATAAATATAATGCCTTTC